CCACTGGTATTTCTTGCTGTTACTGTTACAGTAAAAGGAGAACCTGTGTTGGTACTATAAGTATGTGTCGGTGTACTGTCTGTTGTAGTATCAGTATTGCCATCGCCCCAGTCAATTTCATATTGGTTAGGATTACCCACTGTTGTAATAGTTAAGGTAACTGTTAGTCCAGCACCACCTACAGTTTGATCTGCTACAAAATCAACTTCTTTAACAAACGTATCGTTGCGAACGTTTTCCATTGCTTCGTTTAAATCGTCAATAGCATCAGTAATTGTTGTAGAATATGTCCAATCGGTAATTGCTCCTGGCGGATATAAACTACTATCGTCTGGAGTACCTAGTGTTAAGTCAGTGCCAGCAGAAGATGTAACAACTTCAGCCCACACAAGATTTCCGGCGCCGTCTGTTTGTAAAAAATATCCACTAGTACCGCCGCCAATTGTAATGTCAGCAGGTGTTGCTCCTAGATCTAGGTGCGAGCTTGTACTTCTAATTTCATTATTTTCAATTGTTACATTGTCTACATGTAAACTTGTTGTAGGCACTGCTTCATTAATGCCTATCCTGTCGTTATTAACATCAACATAAAGGAGGTCTGTTTCAATGCTTAGATCAACACCTTGGCGATCAAGGTTGGCCTTTAACATAGAACCGGAAATTCGACCAATGGCCATTGTATGCCTCCATAATATTCACCGGATTCTATCGTCGGTGAGCCTCGGTATATAAAACTATTTATGAAACGATTGTGCTATCGAATCCATGCATTATTACAATAGTATGAGTGTCTGGAGGTACACTAGTAAATGTTATATCGGCTCCGCTAACAGTATAAGCTACACCTGGATTTTGATGAACGTTTCCAACAAAAACAAGAATAGCATCAGCATTCCTTGGTGTAACAGTCATTGTGTATACAGTAGTACTACCGTCACCTGTGAAGCTGTCTTTTGTCATCAATACAGTACCCTGTAAAGCAACATTTTCAAATTGAGTTCCATTATAAAATTCTAGTGCCGATGTTTCGGTATTATACCTAATATCACCACTCGACGGGTCTGGGGATCTTTCAGCCGTATTACCCGATGGAATAGTGATACTACCACTAGCTTCATCTTTGACTGTTGTTGTTGCTGAACTTTTAATATATCTGCCCACTGTTACACACCTATATGACTGACTGTAGTGTAAACTACACTATCAACATCAGCGCTGATGTGTAAAGAATCGCCATCATCGAGTAGTAACTTCTCAGTATCTAGTACATAGGAGTCAGCAGCGGCGATGGTTAAGTTTTTAATTATCTTGTTAGTGTTTGCGGCACTTGCGCCGTTTTTAACAACATGTATTTCAATCACAACCGAACCCGAATGGTTGTTCATAATAAACGCTGCGGTAATTGCGGTCGCTCCGCTGCTAGTGTAAACGTCTGCGCCTGCTGTAGTTACTGTGCCTTGTGTTATAGACATTTCTTATCCTTTAAAATATAATTCCAAAAATGATGGCTTTACGTCTGCTGGCTAGTTCGTCGGAAGTGTTGTCTGTATTAGAAAAGTATACACCAGATCCACCGTTACCTACTGTTTTAGCATAAAGTTGATTAGATCCAGCTATCCCTGTTGGGTCACTACTTTCGTTTTCTAGTCTAACTACACTGCGAACATAAACTGTCCCACTTCCGTTAGCAGAAAGTTCTAAGTTACCATTTGTATCATCAACTGTAATAGCACCTGTTGAGATAGCTGTATTCCCAACTGTTAAGCTAGTACCGTCATACAACAAATTACTGTCACCATCAAAAGCATCGCCTGTATTAAACTGGACACTATTTTCAACACCTGCTGCGCTTGTTACAGCGCCGCCTGCTGCAGTGTCAACATAAATTTTAGTTGCAACTGTGTTGTCGTCATCCAATGGTACTGGTGTTTTTGCTCTAATATTAGTTAACCCAGTGCCTTCAAGAGCACGGAAAGCATCGACACTGTCGTCATAAACAAAACTAACATTTGTTAATGATCCTCTATCAATTTCAATTCCAGATGTTCCTAGTGTAATACCAGCCCCTGTTTCATTGTCGTTGAGAAGAATAATGTTATCAGTAATTTCACTGTTAACAGTTTCAACACTAGTTGTTGTTCCTTGCACAGTTAAATTACCATCAATAATAATTGTTGGTGCGGTAATTGTATAAGTGTCGGTTATTCGTTTGGTTTCTGCCATGATACTGTATTTACCTCTGTTAAAAAATCATCAATTGTTTGATATTTAATATTTGGAAGGTTCCATTTTTCTGGTTTATATTGATTGATATCACCTACCCTTATAAAATTTGGAATAGTAAATTCCTTAGCAATACTATATATTTGATTTACCCAGTTTCCAAAAAACGTAGCATTACTGCTATCATTGAGGTAATTGTTAGTATTACTATAAACATTATTGTGTTTATCATTGATTCCAACTAAATCAAAACCAATAAGATATATGTTTAACGCATTAGACATAGCGGCATGCGTAACTGCAACTGGTCCACTGCTATATCCTGAATTTTTTATTATACGTTTGCTGCTTGGGTGGTTAGGTTTTCTAGTATAAAAAATATTGTCTTCAGGGTATCCACTGAGTTCGATTTCTTTTGAAATCCCAGGATCAGTGGCAATTAGTACATCTGGAGAGAAGTCGCGATAAAGAGCATTGCAGCCAAAAACTTTACCTGCACTCTTTAAACTATTTAAATCTAATCCTAAACGGCTACGTCCGTTGCCTAAAACAAATATTCTGTCCATGTCACTAAAAAAGGTTACAACATAGTATATGCTGTAACCTCTAATAAAGTCAATATAAAATTAATTATTATGCTGTTGGAATGCTTACACTCACACCATTAACTGGTCCTGAAGCCACCCATTGAGCACGTGCACCTGAACTAAACTGTACACCGTCATTTGGGACAAGTGTTACATAGTTATTAGTGATTTTACTTACATAGTAAGTACCGCCTGCGCTGTCGGTTGCAGTTAGCTGGCATTCACCTGCACTTAGGCTACCGCTAGCTTGAGCAGTTAAAAGTAAATCTGCTGTACCATTGGTTGTAGTGATTTTGAAAGTTTTTGCGCCAGTTTGGCGACTAGCATAGCCGGTGTTTGCAGCGCCGCCAGTTACAAAACCTGTAAATTGAATCTGGTTTCCTGTTTGGCTAGTGTTACCAATTTGGCCTACTTTAAGAGTGCTGTCGACTGTTTCTGTTAGTTTTAGTGGTCTACCCATTTTGTTTCTCCTTTAAAATACCGTTCTAGGGCTACGGGGATGGTGTTCCCCATAAACACTTTATGTGCAGATATATTTATTCAAACAAAACTATAAAAAAAGCCAAAAAAATAGGCTCCGAAGAGCCTATTTTAATTAGTAATTATAGTGTAACTTAGCTGAATGTTACGTTGCTGATTGCAACTTCGCCTAAGTAGTCACCAGCGTTACCAAGAGATGACGCAGTGTTTGTTAGTTCAACATAACCATAACGTGTCATGAAACCAACTACTGGCTCTAGTGTTGCTGGGTCAAGTACTACACCACTCTCATTAGCGGGATGTATGGGCAGTAGAACGCTGCAGCGTCTGCTTCTGAACCGCCTTTGTAGCCAACTAGTACTGCAGTGTCATCACTTGCATAGCTGTCTACATAAACACGCATTGCGCCGTTTAGTGTACCGACGAATTTTGTGTTTGTTGGTGCTTCAAAAGTACCTTCAGTTGTACGGGCAAATGCGCTTGTTGTAGCTGACTGTAGCACTGTTAGTGCTTGTGGACTTACAACTGCCCAGTTACCTGAACCGCGACGTGTACGCTGTGCAATTTTGTTTGCAACACGGTTCATAAGAACTGCTAGTGCTGCATGCTCGTCGCCAACAAATGTTGCTGTACCGCTGACTGCTGCTTGGTTGAATGTTTCTTCAGTTGCAGCTAGTGCACGAAGTGAACCAAGAACTTCTTGGTCAATCTCAGCAGTAATCTCTTGAGCAAGAGCTGCCATGATTTCTGCTTCAACATCTAAGCCGTGCATAGACTGTGCGTCTTGTGCTGCTTCAAATGTCCAACGTGCTGATAGTTTACGTGTTTTAGCTTCTACAGCCTGCTTGAGGATCTGTACGCTGATACGGTTACCTGCAACGCCTTCCATTGCGCTTGTTGTAGCGGCTTTGCCATCTGTACTAGTTACACCTGGTGCACGACCGGAATAACCTTGGGCAATTTTGAATGGTGAAAGTGCTTCGTCACCGGCTGATGCGTCTGTGCCTGGAGCACCTGATGCACTTGATGTAAAGTCATCTGCATAACGCACACGTAGTGTGTGGATTTGACTTACTGGACCTTGCATTGGCTGAACACCAACGATTTCGTTAGCAATAACTGTTGGCATAACACGTCTGATAACTGGTAGGATAACACGGTTAAGTGTTGCTACGTTACCTGAACTAGTTGCACCTGATGTTGCACTCTCCATTAGTCCTTTACGAGTGTTTTCTAGGATAACACCCATTGTACTACGCTTGGAACCGTTTAGACCCTCAAGGAGAGCGTCTCTGGTTTCGCCCCAACGGCTTTCTTCTAAGAGTTTGTTACTCATTTTTTTATTTCCTTATCTCATATTATGATCTGTTAAAGACCTGCTAAACGCTTGATTTCAACGATGTTACTTTCATCAACTGATTCAATAGGCTTAGCTGCCCTATTTCCAGTTACTTCACTGGTAATTGATTGTCTTGATTCATTAAGCATAGATGACTTACTACCATTCATTACGGCCGGTAGATACTTGTCAAATGATGTTTTGAGTTTATTAGTGCCAACACTTTCTAATAGATCAGACATTACTCGTGCCTTATCTTTGGATAACGATGACAACAGTTCATTGATTTTTGTTTGGCGAGCAACACTTTCGTTAATTGCTGCAATTTCTACATTTTTAGATTCAACAATAGCAGTTTTTTCGTTAGCTATTTTATTTGCTTCTTCTAATGATTGTTTCATTTTGTCTAATGAATTTTTGAGTTTGCGCATCTCTGCATTCTCATTAAGGTGAGTTGCTGAAAACTCACTAGCAAATGCTTCAAACAATTTACGTCCAAAATTGTTTTTCTGCGATTCTGCAATGTCTTCTTTGAGCTGTTTGATTTCTGCTCTTAATGTTTGGTCGACTGCTTCACTAATAGCGTTGCCACTACGAGTGATAAAGTCTTTCTTGAGAGCAACAAATTTTTCGTTTGCTTCTGCTACTAGTTTGACTTTAGTTGCAATTAGATCTTGCTTGTCTTCATGGAATTCGCCCAATTCTTTGGTTAATCCTTCGGCTACAAAACTTTCTAGTTTAACTAGTGCTGCTTTGTTTGCTTCACGATCATTGCGGAATTCTTTAATTTCTTTTGCAAGAACTTTTGTTAAAAAGTTTTCAAAGTTTTCTGCTTGTTCACTTAATTTTGCAACAGTCTTAACACGATCTTCGGCAACTTTTGCTTTTTCTTCAGCAATTTCACCAATTTCACTTGTAAGACTCTCAGTGACCATACGATCAAGAGCTTCAACCATTTTTGCTTTATCGTGCTCATAGCGATTTGCAAACTCAGAACGCATTTCAGTTTCAACTTCCTCACGGATAGATGTAACTTTTGCTTCCCATGCTTCTGCAAGCTGGGATTGTGTTTCTTCGTTTAATAAACCGCTGTCGATAAATGGTTTTAAAGCTTCGAACATAAGTGTCTCCTGTATTTTACAGTTTTAGTTCATTAATGAATCTTTTTAAAGACTCACTTAGATATTTTTGGACTCGAGGGTCCTCGTTGACTTCTGCTGCTAGGTTGAACAATTTCTGTCCACCTTCCATATTCATGAGCCCTTCGTAAATGGCTGTAGGATATGCATTTGGTGCAGAAGGTTGAGCCACAACGTCGACAGTAACAATTTCAAAGTTCTTAACTTCGCCACTTGACTCGTTAACTTCTCCGCTGCCTCTACTGCTAACTCCTAGTTTAACGCCTGCTTCAAGCATCGTTTTAACTAGTTGTCCCATTGGTGTTGGAAGTATTTTTAATTTTCCATAACCATTTGGGCCATCCATCCACATTTCAGTAATCATGTGACTCACACGATCAAGATTAACTCTAAGGTTACTTGGATGGTCTACTTCACCGAGGACACTGTTACCCCCGGTGAGTTGTTCGTTAATGGTTTTAATTGCATTATTAATTTCTGTAACAGGATAAACACGCTGGTTTGCGTTTTTAACACCGCCTTGAATGCAAATCCCTTTCATGTAGAGATTTTTGCCATCTTCGCTACTCTCAGTAACAATACCTGCCTGATCGTAATTTAAATGCTCTACTAGGGATACCATAATTACTCGCCTTTCTTAGGCGCTGGTGCTTTTTCAAGCTGTTGTTTTGCGCCTGGCTTGTTTTTATTACCTGCATCATGTTGCTTCGGTGCTGCTACTTTACCACCTTTTTCATCGGCGCTTTGTGCAATATTACTTGCTGTGCCGCCCATGTCGTTTTTACCAGCTACAGTACTAGTTGCTGCATGGTTTTCGCCTTTTGGAGATGCTACTTTTTCTGTATACTCGCGAACAATTTCTTCGCCTTCTTCGAGCTCTTCGTCATCTTCGTCGATCTCTTCGTTTGCATCTTCAAATGCAAATTCTTCTTCCATTTCCATTTCTTCTTCGGCAGGATCTTCTTCGTCGTGATCTGACATCATTGCATCAAACTCAGCTTTAAGTGCATCAAGTTCTGCTTCAAGATCAACTACACGATCTTCGATTTCTTCAACATCAGCATCGTCTTGCTCAGCATCGTCTTGCTCGTCGTCGTTTTCCATGTCATCGTCCATGTCTTCATCTTCGGCGTGCATGTCGGTGCCATATTCATCGGCTTCGATGTCAGATACAAAATCATCTACTTGGTCATCTGACTCATTGATTAGATCGTTATAAATTTTGCGACTTTTTTCTACTACAATTTCGTGAAATAATTCTTGTGCTTTATCTTCATCTTCGTTGATGATAAATTCTACAAGTTGTTCAAATTTATTCATTAGTATATATCTCCTTTCCACTATGGGACTAGAAGTATTTACATATAACTGTAACAATGCAGAGAAAACGGCGTATTTTTACACCTTTTTGGATATTTTTTAAACCCAAGTGTACTTATTTTCATTAACTTGGTTAAATATGCTACTTTTTAATATTTTTTTAAAAAATATTAAAGATGAGTTTATTCGCTTTTAGCACCATAAATTTGTTGTAATCTATCTACTTCGTTTTTCTTTTCAATATCTCTCACATCATTCATTTGGCGAAGTTGCCGGATTTGACGAAG